GTTCGAGACTGGTTCCATCTATCTGGCTGCCGAGTTCGTGGTCACCGCTGGCGACCATGCCAAACGCAAGATGTGGAGCAACGTCGGACTTCTTTCCAAGAAGGGCCCGACCTGGGGCCAGATGGGGCGCAGCTTCATCCGCGCTGCGCTCAACAGTGCTCGCAATGTCCATCCGCAGGACAACAGCCCACAGGCCGCAGCCGCGCGCCGCATCAATGGCTTTGCCGAACTGGACGGACTGGAGTTCTTGGCGCGCGTCGATATCGAGAAGGACGCCAAGGGCCAAGACCGCAACGTGGTCAAGCTTGCAGTCGAGCCCGACCACCCCGACTACGCCAAATTGAAGGGCGTGCCGCCGAAGGTCAGCCCGGGCGGTGGCAATTCCGGCGCTCCGGCACAGGCGGCTCCTGCCTTCGCCGTGCCCACCTCCCAACGCGCGCCAGTGACGGGCAAACCGTCCTGGGCTCAGTGAGGAAACGGCCATGAATACAACCGTCCTCACTGCCAGCCACTACGGCGTCGTGCGTTTCGACGATCTGCGATGCGAGGCCGTGGTCCTCAAGGGCGGCGAGCGTGGCTACGTTCGTCGCCAACTGGCCAAGCTGCTGGGCTTCCACGAGACGCACAAGGGTGGCCGATTTGCCCGGTTTCTGGCCGATTTCGCGCCTAACTCCTTGTCGGCATTGGAGAAAACTCGTGAGCCGATTCTGTTGCCATCGGGTCGGCAGGCGCAGTTCTTCCCGGCCGGGATCATTGCCGACGTCGCGTCGGCGGTGGTCAGCGCGGCCATCAACGGCACGCTGCACAAGGCCCGCCAGGGCATCGTGCCCAACTGCATGAAGATCATGCGCGCGCTGGCCACCACCGGCGAGGTCGCGCTGATCGACGAGGCGACGGGCTACCAGTACCACCGCGCGCCTGACGCGTTGCAGGAACTGATCTCCAAGCTGCTGCGCCAGTCGTGCTCTTCGTGGGAGCGCCGCTTCCACCCGGACTACTACCGCGCCCTCTACCGGCTGTTTGGCTGGAAGTACCAGGGCCACGACCAGAACCCGCCCCACGTTGTTGGCCAGATCACGCAGCGCTGGGTCTATGGGCCGGTGTTGCCCGCCACGCTGATTGACGAGATCCGCGCTCGCAAGGGCATCTCGCAAAAGCACCACCAGTGGCTGTCCGATCAGGGCCTCGCCCGTCTGGAAACGCAGATTCACGCGGTCACCGCCATTGCGCGCAGCTCGACCTGCTACCGCGACTTCGACCGCCGCTGCGAAGCCGCCTTCGCTGGCGGCTCGCTGCAGTTGCGCCTGCTCGCGGAAGACTTTGAGGAGGGGGCGTGAAATGCTGGGTCTGCAAACGACAGGCCCGGGGATTCGGTCACACCGACAACCGACACGGTGTCGGCGATCCTCGGCGCTACCCCATCGACTGGGTGTTCTGCTCGCAGCGCTGCCAGACCGCGTTCCACGCGATGTATGGCAACTGGCTGCGCGCCAAGGATGGTCGCACCGACATCAAGGGGGTCACCATGATCGATCCCTCTGATATCGAGCTGGCCGCGATGCGCAAGTGCCTCAAGTCCTTCGGCGAGGCGGCGGGCGAGATCGGTTTCACCAAACCGCTGGGCAACTACTCCGAAGCCGAGGCGCTGCAGGTGATCGACGCCATCGTCACTTGCTACACCGAGGCGATGGTTGAGCACCACGAGGCGAGCAAGTACCCGCCTGTACGTGGCATGCCGCCGACGCCCGATCCCATGACTCCGAGTTCAGCCAACCCGTTCGCCGATCTGGAGGACGACCTGCCTTGGGAAGAACCGAAGGGGAAGAAGCCATGATGGACTTCAACTCCACTTCGAGCATCTCGGGCCAGATCACTGCGCTGGTCGACGCCGGGATACAGCGGGCCCGAGCCAAGCAGTCCGAGCGCCAGTACCTTGGTGCCTCGCGGTTGGGCGCTGCCTGCGAGCGTGCGCTGCAGTTTGAGTACGCCAAGGCTCCCGTCGATCATGGCCGGGACACCCCGGGCCGGATGCTGCGCATCTTCGAGCGCGGCCACGTCATGGAGGACTGCATGGTCGCGTGGCTGCGGGACGCGGGCTTCGACCTGCTTACCCGCAGGGCCGATGGCGAGCAGTTTGGCTTCTCCGTGGCTGATGGCCGTCTGCAGGGCCACATCGACGGTGTCATCGTCGATGGCCCGGAGGGCTTTGCCTACCCGGCGCTCTGGGAAAACAAGTGCTTGGGCATGAAGTCCTGGCGCGAGCTGGAGAAGAACCGGCTCGCCGTGGCCAAGCCCGTCTACGCCGCGCAAGTGGCGATCTACCAAGCCTATCTCGAACTGCACGAGCGCCCGGCGATCTTCACGGCGCTCAACGCCGACACGATGGAGATCTACACCGAGGCCGTGCCCTTTGACGCAGCCCTGGCCCAGCGCATGTCGGATCGGGCGGTGAAGGTCATCACGGCGACCGAAGCGGGAGATCTCCTGCCACGCGCCTTCAATGACCCGACCCACTTCGAGTGCCGGATGTGCGCGTGGCAAGACCGCTGCTGGAGAACACAAGCATGACCGACAACAACACCCCGGCCACCGGCATCGAGCCGATGATCGATGCCAAGCAGGCGGCCGCCGCGTTGCGCCTGCCGTACTACTGGTTCGCCGACCACGCGATGCGCACCAAGTACCGGATTCCGCACTACCTGATGGGTGGTCTGGTGCGCTACCGCCTGTCCGAACTCTCTGCGTGGGCCACACGTACCACCGCCGTTCAGGGCCGTGATTCCCAAGATGCGGACGCACCTGTCGAGGGAGCCGAATGATCGACTTCAACGACACAACCCAACCTGCGGAGCACAACAGGGAATCTGAACGAGACGAGATTCGCGCCGACTTGCTTGCGCGTCTGGAGTCGGTGCTGACCACGATGTTTCCGGCTGGCAAGAAGCGCCGTGGCAAGTTCCTGATCGGCGACATCCTCGGCAGTCCAGGCGACAGCCTCGAGGTGGTGCTCGAAGGTGAGAAGGCCGGTCTGTGGACGGATCGTGCCGACAACTCAGGCGGCGACATCTATGCGCTGATCGGCGGCTACTGCGGCATCAACGTTCACAGCGACTTTCCCCGCGTGCTGGATGCCGCTGCTGACCTGCTCGGGCGGTCGCGGTCGGTGCCGGTGCGCAAAACGAAGAAGGAAGCGCCGGTCGACGACCTCGGCCCGGCTACGGCGAAGTGGGACTACTTCGATGCCGTTGGCAAGCTGATCGCCGTCGTCTACCGCTATGACCCACCGGGTGGCAAGAAGGAATTCCGACCGTGGGACGCCAAGCGCCGCAAGATGGCCCCGCCTGAGCCGCGCCCGCTGTTCAACCAGCCCGGCCTTGCTGCGGCAAGCCACATTGTCCTGGTCGAGGGCGAGAAGTGCGCGCAGGCATTGATCGCCAGCGGTGTGGTGGCCACCACGGCTATGCACGGTGCCAATGCCCCGGTCGACAAGACCGACTGGTCACCACTGGCTGGCAAAACGGTTCTGATCTGGCCCGACCGCGATGCGCCGGGGTGGGACTATGCCGACCGGGCTTCGCAAGCGATCTTGCACGCAGGCGCGACCTCGGTCGCCATCCTCATGCCGCCCGACGACAAGCCGGAGGGGTGGGACGCCGCCGACGCCATTCCCGAAGGCTTCGATGTCGGTGGCTTTCTGGCCGTCGGCGAGCGGATGCCGGTGATGCGCTCGGTGGAGGAAGCACCTTCGCCAGACTTGCTGACGGGCATTGATTGGACGACCGAGGATGGCCTGTCCAGCGCTTTCACCCGCCGCTATGGCGAAGACTGGCGCTACTGTGCCCTGTGGGGCAAGTGGCTGGTCTGGACGGGTGTGCGCTGGAATCCCGATCAGGTGCTCTACGTGTCGCATCTTTCCAGGGGCATCTGCCGCAACGCCTCGCTGAAAGCGGACACGCCGAGGCTCAAGGGCAAGCTGGCCAGTTCCGCCACGATCTCGTCGGTTGAAAAGATCGCGCGCTCCGACCCGAAGCACGCATCCACCGCCGAGGAATGGGACGCCGATGTCTGGGCGCTGAACACCCCTGGTGGCGTGGTCGATCTGCGCACGGGCCGGATGCGCCCGCACCGACGCGACGACCGAATGACCAAGGTAACGACGGCCACGCCGCAGGGCAATCCGGACAGCGCCTGCCCGACGTGGCGAGCGTTCCTCGCCGACGTTACCGGTGGTGATGCCGATCTGATGGCCTACCTGCAACTGATGGTTGGCTACTGCCTGACGGGCGTCACCAGCGAACACGCGCTTTTCTTCCTGTACGGCACGGGTGCGAACGGCAAGTCGGTGTTCGTCAACGTGCTGACCACCATCCTGGGCGACTACGCGGCCAACGCGCCGATGGACACGTTCATGGAGGCGCGCAACGACCGGCACCCGACCGATCTTGCAGGCCTGCGCGGCGCACGCTTCGTGTCATCCATCGAAACGGAGCAAGGGCGGCGCTGGAACGAGTCCAAGGTCAAGGCCATCACGGGCGGCGACAAGGTGTCCGCGCGCTTCATGCGCCAGGACTTCTTCGAGTACCTGCCGCAGTTCAAGTTGGTGATCGCGGGCAATCACAAGCCGTCGATCCGCAATGTCGACGAGGCGATGAAGCGCCGACTTCACCTGATCCCGTTCACGGTGACGATCCCGCCCGAGCGCCGCGACGGCAGGCTGACCGAGAAGCTGCTCAAGGAGCGCGATGGGATTCTGGCGTGGGCAGTCGCGGGCTGCAGCCTGTGGCAACGCCAGGGCTTGAAGCCGCCCGCCAGCGTGGTGTCGGCGACCGAGGAGTATTTCGAGGCCGAGGATGCGCTCGGGCAGTGGATCGAAGAACGCTGTCTGCTGGGCAAGTCCCACCGCGAAGGCGTCTCCGAACTGTTCGCCGACTGGCGCGAATGGGCCGAGCGCGCGGGCGAGTACGTGGGTTCGGTCAAGCGGTTTTCGGAGCTGATGGCGACTCGCAAGTTCGAGAAGTGTCGGCTGACCGGAGGGGCTCGCGCCATCGCGGGCATCGCCCTCAGGCCCAAGCCGTACAGCCACGCCTACCCCTACCGCGAAGACTGACCAATCCGGACGAGTGACGGATTTGACGGGTTTCCTGATTGACGCGCTACACGTGCGCACACGTAAAGGACGTTGTCCCGACAACCCGTCGCATCCGTCACTCGCCCACCCAACACGGAGTAAAGACGATGAACACGACAATCCTGGCCCTTGATCTGGGCACACACACCGGGTGGGCTCTGCAGCACCTGGATGGCACCATCACCAGCGGCACGGAGCACTTCAAGCCGCAGCGATTCGAAGGCGGCGGCATGCGCTTCCTTCGATTCAAGCGCTGGCTCAACGAACTGCTGTCGGTCAGCAATCACATCAACGCGGTGTTCTTCGAGGAAGTTCGGAGGCACGCTGGCGTTGACGCGGCGCACGCCTACGGCGGATTCATGGGGCACCTGACTGCGTGGTGTGACCATCACAACATCCCCTACCAGGGCGTTCCGGTCGGCACGATCAAGAAGCACGCAACCGGCAAAGGCAACGCGGGCAAGGACGAAATGATCACGTCCGTCCGCGAGCGTGGTCACACCCCAGTCGACGACAACGAAGCCGACGCACTGGCCCTGCTGCACTGGGCAGTCGAGACGCAGGAGGTGTGACGTGAAGGTTCCGACACCCCAATACCGCTGCCCCCTTGGTCGGCTGCAGCCACAAGCCACCGATCTGGACGTCATCAAGGAACGTGGCTGGCGTGATCAACACATCCTGGTGGTCAACGCGTCCGACGACCGTCTGGACTTCATCGAGCGCGAGATCGTGCGACGCATTGGTGAACGCCTGTACGGGCTGGGAGGGACGCGTCATGGCTGAGTGGACAACCGACGACGTGGCAGCACGCTTCGAAGAGGCCGCCACCACCGGACGACGCCTGCCCCCTGTGCGTGTGCAGGGCTACTTCAACACCTGGCCGATCATCGTGCGCAAGGAGTGGGAAGCCTTCGCGGCCGACGAGACGGTCTATCGACCGTTTCCTCCGACGCCGGACGCCATCGAGCGGATGCTGGAGACGATGAAGTGGGTGCAGTGGCTGGAGGTCGAGCAGCGCCACCTCGTGTGGATGCGCGCCAAGCGCTACGGCTGGCGCGACATCACCATCCGCTTCGCCTGCGACCGCACGACGGCATGGCGGCGCTGGCAGCGCGCCTTGCAGACGGTCACCGACCAACTCAATCGCGTCGTCACGGCGTAGTGATTTGGCGTGATTTGGCGCGCGGGGTCGGCAATGCGTGTGCATCAGCGGCAGTGAGCGGTTTTTGACCCTGCAACAGATTCGC